TAATTGCAACTGTAACAGTTAAAATAAAATTTATGCTCGTTTGATGCCATATTATTTTATTTTAACTGTTACAGTTGCAATTACTATTTCCATACAAATATGGATTTCCACAATCATAACACCCTCTAACTCCTGAATAATTTGAATACATACTATCGTAAAAGATTATTCCGTGATTTTTATATGTGTTACTCATACTGTTAGGCTTATTAGATTCAAATGTAGGGTATAAACCTGCTTGATCAGATGAATTTAAAAAATCCATCATATCTTTTGCAAATATTTCAGCCTTTCTGTAAGTATCTTGCTTAAATGTATTGTAAGTGTCTTGACTTATTATTCTTGAAAATTCATCTATATTGTTTACAACCCCACTAGATGTTATATTACTCATAATATCATTAACCACTTCAAATCTAACAAACCAAGCCAAGCAATCTTCTAAATAATAAGTCATAAATATTAAATTATCAGCACTTAATGAGCTAGTATCGTGCTCAAGCTTTAGCTCTGCATAGAATTTTTCTCCCAATAAAGGGCGTATATGAGCTAATTCAGCCAAGATAATAGTATTCTCAGAAACTAAAACAGGGTCGGTGTTTTTATTGGTAAATGTTTTATCAATTACTTCTCCTGCATTTACTAATGGTATATATTGTCTAGTATTGCTCATTTCGTTTTGGTTGTTCTACTGTTATTTCTTTTGATTCATCTGCCTCTCCATCTCCATCTAAATCTTTTTGCGTAACTATAATTTCTCTATCTGCAATAAACATATCGCCATCTTCTAACATAGGCAAACCTTCATCTAGTAATGCTCTTTGCTCATTAATAGTGAGAACTTGTTTAATGTCTACATCATTAGAATATGAGATTGGTGGCTCATAATGGATTCTTAAATCTCTAGGGTCAAAACCCATTTCTTTATTAAGAACAGCTCTAATTCCATTTAATATTAAATCAGATGTATCTCTAATAACGGTTGTCATTACTAAATCGTAAGCTATTCTAATCTCACTTCCTGTATTATTCATTTTTCCTGAGCTTACAATACCTGAAAGTGATGGTTGCCATCTATGAGAAGTGATTATGTTTTGATCAGTTATTTGTTGTAATTCTAGCCAACTTCCATCTTGGTCATCTTTTAAAATCTGAACATTAGCAGGAGATGAATCTCCATTTTTTACTATAAATAATATTTTTCCATTATTTCCTTCTCCTACAAACTTTCTTTGTGCTTCTTTAACTAATTTTTGAGCTTCTTGCTCCCCCATATCTCCATTAATCTCTACTATTGCAGATGGTTGAAATCCGTTTAAGAATTTAGTATGATTCCATTTGCCTATTTCAAAATCAACGCAAATATGCTCTAGTGCTGCTACATAATCAGGCAATCCGTAAAACTGAAATGTAGGCTCGTAGTCCTTAAAATGAACTACAAACTTACTGTTAGCTACTCTAGGGTATATGGGTATTTTGCTTATCTTTTTATCTTGATTCCAATACTTGCACCAATCAGAATTTACATAAACCTCTTTTTTGTTTTTTGACACTCTAACTGTTGTAGCATCTAAATGATAAAGATTTACACCTCCATCATAAATAACGCACTCCATATAAGAATTTCCAAAAGTGTAATAATCATCAGACAATTTTTTAAATACATCTCTTAATGATTCTCCATCTGCATTTACATTTTCAATAAATTCTCTTAAAGAATCTGTTTTGCAAACAAATTTTGCTCCACTTGTAAATACTGTTTTTTGAGCTAAAACGCTTCTATGAGTAGAAGATTTGCGTTTTAATTCTGCTAAATATTGAGGAAATAAATTGTCATCTCCAAAAGGAACCCAATCGTTTGGTAAATCCCTTACATCTTTTACTTCTTTAATAGTTGGTGGAGTTGCTAAATTAAAAACACCAAACTCAAAAGTATTATTTTTCTTCTGAAGGCTGTTTGTTGATTGATTTGTCTTTACTGTTGCTGCCTTTAGTGTTGTTTTCCTCATTAGATTTATTAGATTTTTCAATTTTATCTACACAGTTAGAGCCTCCATCTATTTCTTCATAAATGTAAGCTAACTCCTCTTGTGTTGCACTACTCCAAATTACACGAAACTCATCTCTACCAACCCCAAAATAAGTAGCTCCATTAAGAAGTTCTTTTTTTGCTTTATATTCTGCCATTGCTATATATATTTTAATATGTGGCAAACTTACCACATTTTTTTGATTATTACAGTTGCACATTAAAAAGATATAAGCAGAGAGTGTTCGTAAAAAACACTCTCTACTTTATCTAATATTTACTAAAGTGATGTTGCTGTTATATCTCCTGTTTCAATAGACAATGCCCCTGAATATGTATAAGGTAATTCCCATTGTGTTGCACTTAATGTAACAGTTAATCCATTAGGGTCAGTTATTGCCATACCTGAACCTCCTTCTATTGTTTTTAAATTAGCATAGGTTTGGTTTCTTGTCCAAAATGTAGTTCCTTGTGATTGATTTGCAAAAAGATAACTAAATCCAACAATAACTCTTACGCCACTAAAAAACTCCACTATTGCTACAGGACAAGCATCTCCTAAATGCTGAAGTGCAGCTAATCTTTCTCCTGTAATATTAGGAACATAGAAATTTAGTCCTATCTCATATTTTGTAGCCCCACCTTCTTTCGTTCCATTAATTGTCATTGCAGCTTCGCCCTGTTTAGTTTCAAACCTAGCCCAAGGATTTGCTGCTGCAACTACAAAATTTGTTATAATTCCTGTAGTAGGAGCAGTAGCAGGTGTTACTCCTGTAACATTAGCTAAATCTGTAATGAAAATTTGTCTTATCCCCCCTACTGCATTTAAGTCAGCACAGGTGGTTAATAATCCTGATGTTATACTTGCCATTTTATTTTATGTATTAAAATTATTAAATTAAACTACTCCTAATGAAGCTCCTGTAACTAAAGAGTTCCATCCATATTGGAAGCCCATAGTAAATGCTGAACGAATATACATATTCTCACTAACCTCATCATAAATGATTTTTAATTCATTTTCAGGTCTTGAAACATCAGTGCCAATAAATAAATTACCTTTAGCTGAATAAATAACTCCATTTTTAGGAGAAGATGTCGTTTTACCTGTTTGTTTAAATGCTGTAGGTGTATTTGCACCTGTTCTTACACCAAGAGCTACATCCCATTCGTACATAGCTACTAATTCAATACCTCTATAATACAATTTAGCCTTTCCTTCTTGAGCCATTCCGTGCCCTCCATCAACTGAACCTGATACAGCTACTGCAGTTAATGCACTATACCAAGCGTTGTATATGTTTGGAGTTACAAACATTTTTTTATCTCTTGCATCTACTTGTTGTAATGCTGCAGGAGCTTGGTTAAATACTGCATCTAATAATGTAGTTACATCTGCAACAGAGATAACACCTCCTATTGTTCCGTAAGAAGCTGTAGCAGGAGCACCTGCTGGTAAAGCACCTACTACATAAGTCATAGCACCTACTGCACCTCCTCCTGTAAAAGCACCACCTGCTGACATTGTATCCCAAAGACCTGCACCCATTGATCCGTAAGAACAATCTAATCCTCCAGGTACTGTTGCTAAACCTGCCCACATATTTCTTACTAAGTCAGAAGCAATACCACCTCTTACTCTGTCTATGATAACTTGAGCTAATTGAGTTCCTGTTAAATCTGACATATTTACTCCATTTTTGTAAGACTCTACAATTACTTGGTCTTTAAATTCATCCCAACATTGAACTTGTTTAACTGATACATTTTCTGCTGTTATTGTTTTTTGAATTACAGTAAAACCTGCAGGGTTGCAGGTATTTGTTGTGCCACATCCTGTATGTAATGCTGTAATACTCGCAAGTTTAGGAGCCATTACAATGTTTTGTTTATATTTTACATTTGGGTAGATAGTATAATTTTTCATAACATCATCCGATTGAAAAACAGGCTCTAATAAAATTTTAGATGCGTAATTTCCAACATAAGTGCTACCCAATCCATCTAGTGCTACATTTGCCATTTTTTTATTTTTTTAATTATTAATTTTTTATTTTATTTGCTAAACTATTCCAAAAAGATACTTCAGAACTTTCTACTTTGTTTTCTGCTATTACTGCAGGGTCGCCATCAGTAGATATTTCAGTTCCCCTTGCATTTGCTTTTCCTAATAAAGCTGTAAGCCTTTCTATTTCTTGAGTTAAAGTTTCTTTTTCTCCCTCTAATTCAGTAATAGATGCTTCCATTTCAGCAGCCTCATTTTCAAATGCTGAAAATTTATTTAAAATTTCAACATCATCAATGATAGACACCTCAACTTCTGATTTTGATTCAACTCCTTCAGTAGATTTATCGCTTTTTACTGTAGCAATAATCTCATCTACCTTGCTGTTAAACCAATTTTTTAAATCCTCAGTCATTTTTTTACTTTTTATGTTAATACTTAATTTGGTTTTTATTTCTTCGTTTGTTATGTTTTTAAACTTAGAAATATCGTATTTGGCTGCTACTTTAATAGCATCCGAGATAGAATCTATAAAACCTAACTCATACGCCTCTTTTGCGTTTAACCAAGTTTCTTCATCCATCATTTGTTTTACCTTATCAAAAGGTAAATTTGTTTTTTTCATATATATATCAGCAATCTCTCCACTAATTTTCTCTAAAAGAGCTGCTGTTTTTCTCATTTCTTTTGCTTCGCCCATAGCTCCACCCCACGCATTATGAATCATAAACAAAGAATTTTCAGCCATAACTACTTTATCAGCAGCTAAAGCAATAACACTACCCATACTTGCAGCAATACCCTCTATGTATACTGTAGTTTCGGCAGTTCTTTTCTTTAGAATGTTATATATAGCCATTCCATCAAACACATCTCCACCTACACAATTTATATGTAAGCTTATAGGAGTATTTTTGTAAGCTTTGATTTCATCAATAAATCCTTGAGCATTAACTCCAAAAGTACCTATCTCATCAAAAATATAAACATCTACTATATCAGAAGATGTTTTTGAGTTTATATTGTACCAATTTTTATTCATAAATGCAAAAATGATTTTTAATTATAATATAATTACGAAATTTTTGGAAAAAACTTTAGTATGTAATATTGGCCTTAATATCTCCCTTTACTCTTTCTTTATAAACTATATTTTGAGCTTGTCTTTCTGATATGTCGTATTTTATAGATAAGTCCATAAAAGTATGAGTTCTATTTCCTTCATTAAATTTTAGCAAAGTATCAAAGTCATATATTAATAAATAATTTCTTAATCTTTTAGGCTCTACCACTCCCCTTTCTATTAAATGCCTAAGAATATCTACAAGAGTTGGCTCAAACCATCTTTTTGAAATTTCTTTTTCTGCTACTTTAATATACTCATAAGCTATTTCTGTACTATTTTTTCTTGCCATATATATATATATATTATTTTGTTATTTTTTCTTCTTCTAAAAAAGAGGCTACATTTTCAAAAAATTTAATTACAGATTGCCTACATCCTGTGCAGCTTTTTTGTTGTTTAACATTTGGAAAATGCTGATGCCACAAATCAAAAAAGAAATTTAATGCTTGATCATTATATAAATTGTTTAATTGCATTTCTTTTTTGTTTATTTTAGATAGCTCAATTATAGTTTCTTTTTTTTCTTCTGAGTAATTTTTAATAATTTCATTAAAATTCATATATATAAAAGTTGGTTATTATTCTTTCCATTTATTTAAAGGGCACTCTCCAAAGTATTCTTTTGTAAGGGTAGTTTTAGCATCTAAAAAACAAGTGCATTTCCCACATCTAGCTCCTTTTGTCCATTTTGGGTATTTTAAAAGCAAGAAGTTTCTGTAAAAATCGCATTTTTTACATACATCCATTCTTTCTTTTTTTATTTTTTTACTAACAAACATTTGTTTATATTTTAAATAGTTGATGATGCTTGTAATACTTTAACTTGGTTTTGGCTTTTAGATATATCTGCCTCAACAACATACACTTTTTGAGAACCATTACTTTTTCCTGCACCCATAGTAAACTTTTGTTGAGCAAAAGCAGGATTATTTAACATACCTCCATCAGCAAATTTAACTCCCCCTCCTGCAATATTCATATCTGATAATTGATTCCTAAACATTGCTGTGCTTCTTTTGTTTATTACAGCCTCCCCTCCTTCTAGTTCAACTAACCTGCCACCTGCAGAAAACATTTCCCCACCTTGTGCGTGTGATTTTCCCATAACCATACCACCATTTGCAAATTTTTTCCCCTGCTCAACTATACCTCCCTTTTCCATAAACATTTTCATAATTTTACTTATTAAAAATATAGTAGCTGCAAAAGCTATTAAGTTGATTGGAAATGGTAAGCTTTTTCCACTTGAGAGTATACTTTTAGTAGCATCAACACCTAAACTCGCTCCTGTTACTGCTGTATTAATGCCTGTTACTGTCGTATTAACCCCTGTTGCTGTTGTGTCTGCTATTGTAGCTGCTGTATTTGCTGTTGTAAGCGCTCCTTCAGTAGTTTTTAATGCTATGTCTGTTCCTGATATAATGTTGCCTTGAGCATCTACAATATTCTGAGCTCCTTTAGCTGCAGTTTGCTTTATAATTCCAAGAGTAATTAAATCTTGTTTTAGTTTTAAAACAGTATCTATTATAGATGCAGCCTTGCTTATTTCTATTCCTGCATTTTTTATATCGTTTAAAGATTCGTTATCTCCTGCTAATGATTGTAAAGCCCCACCAACACCACTCATTGCACTAACCGATTCTTCTAGCCTTTCCATTTGAGATTGATGAATCTTTATATTGTTTTCATCTATCTCATTAGCTATTGCCATAGTTTTTACTGCATCATTAGAAAGTAAAGCTCCTTTTTGCGTAAGGTACTCTCCTTCTAAAAATAAAAGTTTTTGATTGTGTTCTGCCTGAGTAATTAACCCTAAAGCTAACATCTTATTAAACTCTGTTTCAGCTGCTTTTTTCTGAATCTCTAATCTTTCTAGTTGCCCTTTTAACACAAGTTTATTTATGTCATCTTGATTCTGAGCAACTTGTGTTTTATTAGCTTCTAGTTCTGCTGTTTTATTTATCCTATCTCCATCTAAAAGTGATCTTTCATTTTCTAAAAATTTTTTCTTTGCCTCTAGCATTAATAAATTAAACCCTTCTTCTGAAGTAAGTCCATCTTTTGAAAAATCTTCTTTTAATGCTAATCTTTCTGCTAATGCCCTAACCTCAACTTCGTAGGACAATTTATTAATATTCAAACCTTTTTTTGCGACAAGCTCTTTAGTTTTAATTTCTTGTTCTGTTGCTTTTGTTAGTAGTTCAGATTTTTTCTTTGCAAATTCTTCATCATCACTTAATGCTTCAGATTGGTCTTTGTAAGATTGTGCTATAAGTTTAGATTTCTCTATCTCTCCATCTACTATTGATATTAAGCCATCACTCATTAATTTATTAACACGCTGTATACTCTCTTGTAGCTCTTTTTCTAATGGAGTAAAAATATCTATAGTATTTTCAGGAGTATAATCCGTTGTAGGTGTCACAGTACCACCTTCACTTTTCATTTGAGCTTTCGCTCCTTTTTCTACTAGCTCCTCTAAAGCTACTATAGCATCTGTAGATTCAGGAACTAGCTGTTGCATAGCTTGTAATTTAATTTGGCCTTCTTCTAAAGCATCTATAGCATCACCATATGCGTCCATTTCCTCCTGTCCAAAAAAACTTGTATTATCTCCGTCAAAATAATCCTCTTTAGCTGTTGCGAGGTCTGTTTTTAATTGTGCAACTTCTTTTCTTTGCTTTTCTAAAGCTATATTCTGTAATTTTTGGTCAACTTTAAGCCCTGAAAGTCTATCTGCAGCAGCCTTCCCCATAGCTATATCTAAAATTAATGTTTTATATGTTTCTAGTGATGTATTTAATTTATCTTGAGCAGTTTTTTGATTTCCTAATGCTATAGATTGAATATCTGTATTCCGAATCAATGTTTGTGTAGGATCAATAATATCTTTGTGTTTTTTTGCTAATTTTGTTAATATTCTTATCCTTTCTTTTTCTATTTCTATTGCAGTTTTTTCAGATTTTTCTAAATCTTTATATTTTTTTGTTAATTTTTCAGCACTTTCTATTTCTTTTTCGGCAGCCAACATACCTTGTTCATCTACTCCTAGTAATATTGCTTTTTTGTCTATCAATGTTGATATAACTCTACCGTACTCATCCATTGCCCCTGCTACTTTTTCTGCTTCTGTTTGAAGGGTAGCAAAATGAGCAATAACTGACCCTAAACCAACTACAAGTGCTCCAATCCCTGTGCTAATTAGTGCAGCTCTTAAAGTTTTCATACTTGCAGCAAAAAGAACGGTTGATTTTGAAGCAAAAGTTAATGCCGTACCTGTAGCAGTAGTAGTTGTTGCAAAAAGAGCAGTTGCTTTTGTTGCAATAGCCTTATATAAAGCTAAAGTTTTTAATCCAATAACATAATATGCTATAGCTTTAGTAACTAATTTGATTTTTTCTATCAAATCCTTAAATCCATTACTGCCTTTTACCATAGCATTTAGCCAAACAGTCATTTCGTTTAAAGATTGCTTTATAGCTCCTCCAAAATTTTCCATTAATGATATACCTGCTTCTTGAGCTGCAGACTTAAATCTATCTGTAGCTCCCTTAACTGTATTTCCCATTATAAGAGCCATTTGTGCAGCCTCTCCACTAGCTTCTTCCATTCTATCTCTTAATTCTAAAATTGAATCTGATGAACTAAGCATATGCTCAAAGGTAGCAGCTTGTCGCACATCAACCACTTCCATAATATCAGCCATACTACCACCCTGAGCAACAAACATTTCCATAGCAGGAATTAATTGATCTAATCCGTGTATTGTGCCACCAAAAGCTTTAGTTAATTCAGATGAAGGGTTTTGCATTTTAAGTAAAATATTTCTTAAAGATGTACCTGCAATAGAAGCCTCAATACCTGCATCTGTAAGTTTAGACATAATAGCAGCAGTATCTTCAATAGAGAATCCTGCTGATTTTGAGATTGGTGCAACTTTAGTCATAGATGTTTGCCATTTCTCTATATCCATAGCAGATGCATTAAATGATACAGCCATTACATCTGTAACTCTACTTGCCTCTCCTGCATCTAATCCAAAACCTCTAACTGCAGAACCTGCTACTTCTGATGCTCTAGCTAAATCTGAGCCTGTAGCGATAGCCAAATCTATTGTTGGCTTAACAACATTTTGTATTTCTGCTACGCTAAATCCTAGCTTTGAATACTCTACCATTAATTGAGCTACTTGTGTAGTTGTAAAAGCAGTAGATTTACCTAATGCTCTAGCAGTTTCGTTTAATTTTTTAAATTCTTCATCTGTAGCCCCTGAAACGGCATAAACAGTAGCCATTGTATATTCAAACTTAGCAAATGTAGATATTAAACCACCAACAGTTTGTGATAACATTCTAAACCCTTGCATAACAGCCCCATAAATTGCTTGAGCTTTTACAAAAGAAGATGTCATACTTCCTGTTGCTTTATTTGCCTGTTGAGTAGTTTTAGTGTTTTGACTAATAGATTGATTAAGGCCTCTTAATGCTTTAGATTTTGCAGAAATAGCCTTAGCGTTATCTATATATCCTTTTTCTTGAGCTTTAGAAGTAAACTTACCTGTCTTTGCGTATTTTTCGTGTTCTTTTTGTTCGGCTCTAAGTTTTTTTAATTCTGATTTTAAATCAGCAACTTGCTTAATGTTTTTTATTTCTACTTGTATTGCTACTTTGCTATTTAATGACATATTTTTATTTTTAGCCTACCGTTATTCTTATTTCTTTACTTTTACCTGTTTTTTCTAAATTTGATTCAACTTGTTTTAATATACTTCTTTCTATTTCTGATTGAACTCCCATTCTAAGAACTGCATCAAAAGCAACCTCTATAAAAAAGTATCTTCTAGGAGCAACCTTCTCCCCTCCTTCTGTTAAATATTTTGAAGATAACATTGCTACTATTTTTTTAATTTGCCCTTTTTTAAAATCAAGCCCTTTGTCTTTAGCCCAATTTAAAATTGCATTAAAATCAACAGAAACTCCATTTTTATCTCCCTCATTTACAACTCTCATATAGCTAGTGTTATTCATAACATCTAAAACTAATTTACCTCTAACATAATGAATCCTAGTAAAAAACCCTTTTGCTAATTTGCCTGAAGCAATATGTTGCTGAAATTCAAGCTCTGATTTTAATTCTTTAATGTAAAAATTACCTGCTTCTCTTAATTTTGCTCTTATTATTTCATTTTCTTCCATTATAAATTAATTATTTTGAGGTTCTTCAAATGCAGGTTGAGGAGATGACAACACATCACAGTACTTACTTTTTTTATCAGTAATTCCTATAGGTAAATTAAAAATTTCAGATGTTGATATTGGATTTAAGTATTCAAAAATCATAGTGCAACACGCATACATAGTTTGACAGGCAACTCCACTCAATCTTCGTATACTTATAAAAACTGAATCGTTTTGATTAATAACTATAGACTTGTCATTAACTTTGGTGTTAGTATTTCCATCCATTAATAAAACTTTATTATTATCACTTGCTGAGGCAAAATCTTGATAGAATAATAATTTCATAGGTGTTGATGTACTAGCATCAAGAGTTGTAGATTTACTCCAAATACTAATTCTAAATGTTTCTTGGTTTACACAAGATCTTGTGGCAAAATTCACAAATCCATCTACACTTTTTAAATAACAATCAGATGGAGCAGTAAATATACTATATCTAACTGCCATATTATTATTATAATTTGTTGTTTCATTTAAAATAAAATTTGAATTTATATCATAAGCTTCAGCGTGATTTGTTTTTTTAACATAATCATTAGCTGTATTACTTTTTGGTAAAAAAGTCCAACGCTCATTTACTGCTATTTGAGTTGGAGCTTCTGTTACTGCATTAAATCCACAAATAGTTCCAAGACCACCTTCTAAAGCAATCCCACTATTAGTTATTTTTCTTCTATTCATTTTTTTATATCATTGTAGTCAGGCTTTCCACCCAACATTATTTACCCATATTGAATAGGGTCAACAGGAGCACTTCCATCTTCATTAATCGCTCCTCCACTATTTGTTCCTCCTGCTACATTATTTATCCATACCCCCTCTTGAGGCAATGAACTTCCTGTATCAGGTGCCCATTGATGAAGCTCTACTTGAGTTGGAATATTTAAGTGAGGTTGATAATCTATAACCTTTATAAGCCTGTAATAAACCCCATCAATATATACTAATTTTCTAAAATCTAAATTAATTATATCTGTAATTTTTAAATCTATATAACAAATTCTAGTTTTTGGATTATTTATTAAATTATCTATCATTGGCTGATAATACCTTTGGTACAGCCCCTTGCCTACTTGATTCCCAGCAATAGAATCTGTAGTAGCAGGATAAATCCAATCTGTAGCCCAATAATTCCCATAAGATAATCCAAATTGATCGGTAAAATTATATCTATCATTAAAAGAAGATGTACAAATACGAGCAGTACCATTTGCCTGATTGGTGTTGGGGGTTAAAGAGGTTATAGCCCAATTAGTAACAGGACTAGCTTGTACACATTGCTTAAAAAAGGGTCTAATGTTATTCGTTGTAGTATTTTCAGTCCAAAATCCCTGTATCATTGGTCCCCCTATCGCATCTCGTACAAATTTTCTATAAAATAACATTCTCGGTTGAAAATCATACCCTTGAGGTGGCTGTCCGTGTGGAGTAGTAGCCATTCTTGCTGTGTAAAAGTTTTTACTATTATTTAACAAATCCCCTACATAAGCGCTTTGCGTATCTACACTACCTGCAAAAAATGGATTTTCAAATATAGTTTCCCCTTTGGGATATGTATTTGGTAAATCTACTATTTTAGGGTAATTATCTCCTACTCCCTGAAAATAATTTTCTGACATACGCTTTACTCCTGCATCATTGTCATCTGTTTTGTATTTAAAGATAAGCCTTCTAGTAAACTCTGTTTGAAAAAAAGATAAAGTATCATCTTGTCCTCTATCTAATTTATTAGTCCAATCTATAGCATATTTTGGTGGTAAGTAAAATGATGTGTATGGTTCGCAATAAACAGTTTTTTCAGATTCAACTGTATTAAATTGCAAATTAAATGCGTGAGCAACTCCTTTTACAAAATCTAATTGTTTTTGGTCTGTAGGCAGTACATCTTTAAGGTTATATGTGCATCCCCAAGCAGGAATTTGTGGGTCTAATAATTTAATAGATAAATTCCCTGCCCTTGAAATAAAAGAATCACTATTATTCCCATATACAGACAAGCTTATATAGATGGTTAATTGAGTTGCATTATAATTTTTAATTTTTACAGTTGGGTATGCCTGAACATTAAATCTAATTTGCTCTCCTTTATTAAAATAACCTGTATAATTAAAGGCAGGAAAATTGCCTTTTAGTTCATAACTTGTATTAGCATTTTGTTCTGCTCCCATTTCAAAAGCAGAAATAGATAGTGGTGTTCTATTAACCCAAGTAGTAGTATTAGGATTTTTGCTTTCAAGACCTAACTCTCCCCTCCAAAGCACTTTTGAATAAGAATTATAGGAGGAACTACTTGTTCCCCCTACCCACGAATTTGAGGCAGCATATAGTGAATAAGATATATTAGAAAAGTTTATAGAATAAAACCCTGCTTCATCTATAGTCCAATAATTATAATCTTGACTTGCTGTTCCAAGTGTTGTTTTACTCATAAGTAAGCTTTGTTGAACTATAGAGTTGTTATTAACAATCACTCCACTTTGAGGTTGCCAATATCTTGACCCAATAAAAGCTACTGAACCACCTGTACTACAAGAAGATTGTTCAAGTCTAATTACTTGATGAATTGTTTGAAGGGCACTATATGTCGTTGTTACACTTGGTGCAGCAGCTCCTGCTGCTCCTGCAGCAACAACATAAGGAATAGTATTAGTATAATTACCAATAGTCATAAATTGTTCGGAAGGAGTACCTCCACAAGTATCATCTAAAAAATTACCAACAAACAAATTAGCCTGTTCTTTTTGAGTGTAATCATTAAAAAGAAAATTTGGCGTAGCATATAAAAGTTTTTTAAAATTATCACTTTCAATAAAATTAGAACTTAGTTTATACCCTATACTATTAAATATATAGTGCATCATTTTATAAATCCATATTTGAGGTCGCCAATCATTTACAGGGTTAATTAAATGAGTATCAGGTATGTATGTGTCAGATGTGTTAGGAGTAATAGGGTTTCCTGATGTATGGTCTATATAATCATTTTCGTATTTTGTTCTTTTTAGCTGAATAGCCCGACCTTCGTGTTCGCCTCCTGCATTTACCCCTCCATAAAAAGCAATAGGATATACTATTGGAGAAGTGTTTGCTGATGTTACTGAACCAACAATCGTTGTGGCTAAATTTGTTTTTTGCTCTGAATGGTCGCTATCCCAACTTCCTATAACAGCCTCTGCCGATAATTTTAAATTATCAGAATTTGGTAATCGCATATCGCTTAAATAAAGAGCTTCTAATGTCGTGCTCCACCCAAGATTATCTCCATAAAAAATACAGCTATAAAAGACAGGAACATCATTTATTCTTACCACATCTTGCAACTGAAATAATCCTGTTAAAGAAAACAAATTGTCTACTAAAATCCTGCAGGGTATTTTGGCGTACAATAAAGAATCAAATAATGTTGAATTTGCTATATTAAAATTTTTAAGAACTGTGTTGTTATTTGATGTAGCAGGTATTTGAAATGTTTTGCTATATGCACCTGTTCTTGCTTCTATATTTGAGGGGTCATTTACAGAAAAAGTAAGAGCTAATGGAAAATCATCACTTGTGGTAGCATCTAAAACTCCATACACATTACTCACTCCAAAAGGAACTTTATAAAGTTTTATCTCATCAAGTTCTATGGTTGTGCTTTGATTTGCATAAAAGCGTATTTTATCAGTATTAGAAGCCCCCTGAACCCATTGTTTGGTTACTTTTTTCCAATAAGGTGCATTCGTAGTAACAATAGTATTATCAACTAAAGTAACATTGCCTCCTGTTGGATCGTGGTTAGCCAAAAGCAAAGCACCTGTTAAATTATAATTTCTTACATAAAATTCTACTTGATATTTTTGACCTTCCATTAAATTAACAGGTTGATGAAAATAAGAACAATTACTTGTGCTTGTTTTTTTAATACTGCCTGATGAAATTACCCAAAGATTTCCACAACTACCTGATTGTAAATTTGTTACCCAATCGCTAGTAGTAGCAAAATCTGCATTACTAAGCATTTGATTAATGCCTGGTATATTTTTATTTAATTCTGTAAGCTCTATAGATATTGATTTTTGCATATATTAATTTCTTTGAGTTACTACTGAATGAGAATGTATGTATTCTAAAGTTATTGTAACGCTTCCTTTTTGTTCATCATAAGTATCTACTTCTTCGCTAGTAATTATAATTGGAATGTAATCAAAATTTGAAGGATGTCTACCATCTGACAACCAAGTGTTTTCTATGTTGCCAAGATCTCTATTTGGCAAATAATTTTCATAATAAGTACCTGGTTTTTGTTCTAACGCCCAAAATTCAGTCCAAACATTTGGAGAAGATATAATTTCTCTTAGCCATTCTGCGTTAGATGAATCTAACGGTAAAGATGTAACAGTACCTCCCTTAGTAGCATCTACACTTAAAACTTCTCTACCTCCTCTATAAACATCTCCCTCTCTCCAACTGTCATTATAATAAGTGTTTTTAGTAGCTTTATTATTTCCATTTGCACCACTTGCAAGTTGATGCCCATAGTGATATTGTTTTGGCGTAGAATAATAATCAGCCCTATTATACCCATAAGATGTCGCTGCTCTGTTAGGATGTTTTTTTAATATAATATTTTTAGATGCCGTATAAGATTTGGTATTATTTCCTTTAAAAACATAAGAATCTATCCCCCCACATTTATTAAGCCAATATATTTTTACATAAGGTGGGTGAGCACTATAGGGATGATAAAATCCTTTAGCTCTTACTGATGTGCTTGTTATAGTAGTTTTTAAATCAGTATAATAAACTCCTGCATAATAAGGCGAGGCAGTAGATGATGTTATAGGCTGAGGTGTTCTTAATTGCCTATCTCTATCTATTTTATACCATCTGTACTCGTGCATACTATCTTGAACACGCTGAGCAGCAGCACCTGCACTAGCTCCTGAAGGAATCTTAGTTATAGAAGTCAATCCAATGCTGTAATAAGCAGTTTCATCATTTATAAATAAAGCTTTTTGATTAGCAGTTGTTCCTGTATCAATCATATATCTAGTATAAGTAGTTCCATTATTTTCCCAAATATCTTGGATAGTAGATGATTCGTGTATTATATTTGCATTAATAAAAACAGGGCTTACATTTTGAGCACAATATCTAAACTGACTTCTATCCCATACTTCATAACCAACATCATATCCTGCTGTGCCTGTTATCTGAGTAATAGTTCTTTTAGGTCTTAGATTTTGATTCCAATCATACAGCCTTCCTGTTTTAAGAACATTTCCTGCAGCATCATAAGTTTTTACTTGCATAAAAAAAAGATGGCATAAATCTGTAATTTGCCCTGTAGTATAGCGTACAGTAGGAACAGGAGTAGGGTATGCAGGTGGAGTGTACCAAAGAGAATATTGATTTCCATAACCAGCAAACCAATACAAAACCTCGTTGTTATCCATTGGGCGAATATCTTTTGCTAACCTCATACCAACAGATGCAGCATTACCTGTAGAGAGTCCATTTGGAGCATTACTTGCGTATGAGCGAGCGTAGCTTTGAGATTGGCCCCAACCACTTTGAAGCAAAAATTGTCCTGTTGCACCTCCTCTATTACTATTAACATTTGACATCCCAAAATCAGGTGCGTGATTTATAATTGCATATGGACCATAACTATCCAATGGAGTGTTTGTAGTAGGTTGCACTATACCATTATTATCTATTATTTCAGCTCTATATTGCAATCTTATCCATCTATAACAACCATTTCTATTAACTATAAACATATTATGCCATACAGGACTGTTAAGGTTATCTTGTTTTTGAGGCTGCCCTGTAAGACCTCCATATTTATAATTACTAAAAGTCCCTTTTCCGTGTGGTAATAAGCAATAGCTAACTAAATCTTTGCATATTTCACTAATATCTACAGTAAAA